TGGCGAATTTTGTGCCGTTGTTGCGCTCATATTCAGCATAGTCAGCACCAGACTGGTTAACTGTGCCACCAGCGTTTATTGAGCGCCCATTGCTTGAACTTTTACCCAAATATAAGGCTGTGTCCGACCCCGACCAGCCTTCTGCTGCGACGGTATAAAACAGAGCGGAGCGGTAGCCCGTAGTTGAACTTCCAACCTCTAAAACAGAGTTGCCCTCTGCTGACGCTTTTTTCATTACGTGTGAAGACCCGCCTACAGCCCCAACCAGCAAATTCCCGCTGGCGTCGAACTGACCGGCTTGCGTGCTACCACTGTTTGTATAAAAACGTAACGCACCTGTTGAGTTGTTTACTACATCAAAAGTAGACCCGCTCGCGGAGATGTACCCAATAGCCGCACCGCCTACGCCAAAAGCCAGTAAAGACGACCCAGCGCCATTAACGGTTATGCTGCCCCTTCCCGCAGCCGTGAGTAGTGCAGATGCGCTACCTACAACGAGATTCCCGCTGGCGTCCAGGGTTGCTCCTGCAACACCGCCTGCTACAAACTGCAATACCCCCGCCGACACTTCTTGGATATAGGTTGTAAAGCCGGCATTGAAATACACCGGGCTAGCTGTGGGTAGTCGGACGCCGGCAGCCGATCCTGAGATTGCCCCCGTAGCACTGACAGACCCAGCCACCGACACATTGCCGCTGATCGAAGCACCTCCGCTGACGACTGTTAGACCCGTCAGGTTGGTTAGGGCTCGGGATGCGCTGCGCTCAGCCACCACATGCGCCGTGGTAGCCAATTGAGTGGTATTGGTGCCTGCTGCCGCTGTGGGGGCTGTGGGCGTGCCGGTCAATGCAGGGCTAGCGAGTGACGCCTTTGAGTCTAGGGCGGTTTGAACAGCCGTGCTTATGGGTTTGTTTAAGTCACTTGTGTTATCTACATTAGATAGACCAACATCACTCTTCGTAACTACGACATTTCCAGTCCTCCCAGCAACAGTGATCACAGGGCTACTAGCCGCCGCCAATGCCCAGTGCTTAGCGCTATATTCGCTCCCGTCAACCGTAGACCCAATTTTGCTAGCCCATTCTGACGCAAGTACTGCGCTAGAGTTTGAGGAGGAAGCACTATTAGACGAGTTAGTGGCGCTAGTAGCCGCTTCTGTCGCCTTCGTGTTAGCCGTAGTTGCACTAGTAGCCGCTTCCCCTGCTTTTGTACTAGCCGTAGCCGCACTTGTGGTCGCCTCTGCCGCTTCTGTTGTAGCAGTGGATGCGCTAGTAACTGCTTCTGCAGCTTTAGTTGTAGCAGTGGATGCGCTAGTAGCCGCTTCTGTTGCCTTCGTGCTAGCTGTAGTGGCGCTAGTAGCCGCTTCTGCAGCTTTTGTTGTAGCGGTGGATGCGCTAGAACTTGAGGAGGAAGCGCTACTAGATGAGCTAGCGGCACTACTGGCAGCTTCCCCCGCTTTTGTGCTAGCTGTAGCTGCGCTATTGGTCGCCTCTGCCGCTTTTGTTGTAGCAGTGGATGCGCTAGAAGTGGCGCTTGAGCTTGCATTTATAGCTGTGTTTAAATCTATAAGGTATTGGGCTTCGGAGTATGTGTATCCATTCTCTACCGCTAATTGGTAAGCTGATTTGCCCGTAGGTCCCTGGAGGCCTACGTCGCCCTTAGCCCCCTGACCACCTGTTCTTGCGAGAGAAATCTCTAGGGCATTACTAGTAACGTTTACTGAGTAGTTCATGTTCTGTATCCTTATTAAGCGGATTCACTTGGAGAATACAGTATTTCCACTAAACCCCTTAGTGGCTTCCATATCTGTTTGTTTATACCGGAACCAGTATCGGCTATCTCTAAGTCAATATACGCATATACTGGTTTATCGGGTTTAGGTGGTGGGCTGTAGGGCTCCACCAAATCGTCTGGAATCACAAGCGTAATCTTGTTATCCGTTGTTACTGTGTCAATAAAGGAAAGGGTACGCACATTACCGCCTGGCTTTACACCTAACGGCTTACTACCCTCACCATCATTTAGGCCTTCCACAATTTTGCTAGTTATTGCATAACCAGTCAAGTTTGTTAGCCAATTTAGTTGTATATCTAGATGGATTTGCTCACCATCAATAATTGAGATGAGTACTGCCCCATCATCCGATAACAGGTCTTTCGACTCTGACGATATTTTGCTTCTTGCCATTATAAATCCCTTCTCGATCCTCAGATGGAGTTTGAAACCATTTTGTTTTCCTAACTGCTAGATAGCCACGCCTATCCCAACCAGCAAGCTCTAAGGCTCTGCTAAGTTGAAATGAGGTATCTACGTGACTACATTGCGCTAATACTATTGGAATACCCCTGATCTCCGCTTCTCTAACTAGTTCTGAGTGCATTATCTGGAGAGCTCTGACGGCCTTGAATCCCTTGTAGATACTAAAGTAATACTGTTGTTGCAGCACTCTGCTAGGAATGTGAGTGTGCTGAATATCTTGGGCAGCAATAAAAGCTACTATTTCGCCGCTGTTATCTACGGCTATTCTCAGCACGCTAATCCTAGGTACAGTCAGTAACAAACGTTCTAGACTTACCGGGGTAAATGATTCGTCTATTACTGCCTTATACAACCTTATGCAGTGCTCTAATTCTGCCTTACTCCTTGGCTTGCGGAGGTGCAGCTTCATTAGCAGCTTGGGAGTTAGCTATATCGCGAATTTTGAAGAACAGGCTGAGACTGCGGCCTAGCGGCACACTACCAAGGGCCTCTAGCAGCAAGTTGATTTCTTCTACTGTAAATTCGTAGCTTACTTTGTTCATGATATATCCTTAAAATTTAGTTATACGAAAGGCTTTGTAGGCCATACTATTTCAAATGGAAATCCGCTTTGCAATGTTACATCGCGGAGAGCTTGCCTGTATACCTGCCAAGCTTCATGCAGGTTTTTACCAAGCCTAGCTGGTGCAGAAGATGTATCTGTCCAGTCGGATTGGGAAAGAAGCCTCTGCCTCTTCATTTGCGCATTCCCGATAGAAGTCTGGAGATCCAGCTCCCATTGTGAAGTTGCGTAGTTGAACTGATGGTTTTCAGACGGTTTCTCGGGTAAGTGTATAATTTCGCCGTCAACAACCCGATCTAGCTGCGGAGTGCCAACTGCATCTAACAGTATCGACTGTCCAGATTTAGCTAATGCGTTAGGATCTTGAGAGAACCCAGATTGCAAAATCCTTCCAGTTTCTGTTTCATAAAGAACATAATGTGTTGTCATTTCATAACTCCCATGGCAAACATACTAGTTGCACCAATTGTTCTGCCTCCACCCGTCACTGTACAGTATCCGCCTACACCGTAGGTGCCAGGACCAACTGTTAATGAGTGTGATGCGGATAAGGCTCCGGAATAACTACCTCCCAGCGAGATGCCAGATGTAGCGCCATCGCTGGTGTAGATTACTGCTCTTAAATATAGACTCGCCTCCGAGCCATCGTAAGCTAAAGCGTTTACAGTCACTGTGCAGAAAATCTTTCCACCATAAGGCATGGAGATTGTATCAGACGGAATAGATCCATATCCTGTTGCTCCAACTGGGACTGTTATTGAGTTGTCGGCTAGTTTGATCGTACTAACCGATAGGTCTACGATATCTGCAGCCTGCACGTTCAAGGCACCAATATACGCCCGGCTAATAGCTGCGCCATCTATGAATGTGCTCACATTACCGCTATTTATTTTGCTAAGGCTGCTAACTAGCTGCCCCGCAGTTACTGTAGTTCCACCTATTCTCACATTAGAAGACGACCACCCTATGTCTACGCTATTTTGTGTAGCGAGAGAGCCCAATCCGGTTACCTGCCCAGTGCTCACATTATTTTGTGTGGCCAGGGAACCCAATCCGGATACTTGCCCAGTGCTCACACTATTCTGTGTAGCGAGGGATCCCAATCCAGTTATGAGTCCAACGTTTAGGCCATTACCGGCGCTGAATACAACGTTGCCATAATTATCCTTTATGGTAAGCCCGCGTGTATCAACCCTGTCTGCGGTGACCGTCTCAATAAACGCGGATTTCATGTAAACACCAGCGGGTATAGTTAGCCCATTCACAACTGAGGTAGATGTTCTAACAATAAATGGTACGTTCGCGTCTGTACTGCCACTAGTATCAGGCCCGCCTATCGCGAATGCGTCCGATCTGATATAGAACCGGCTATAAGGTGTACCGTTAACCTGTGTAGAAGCAAGACCAAATCCAGATACATAACCGTTGTTGTCTATCTTTACTGTATACTGAGCGGATAGCCCATTAACAGTGGTAGAAGTATTTTGAATACTAGTAGAATGGCCATCGACAGTACTATTAAGTGTAGTAACATCGGATGCGGTGTTGGTAGTGGTAGTCTGGAGAGTTGTGATGTTAGACTTGTTAGCCCCATTATCCGTCTCTAGATTGGTTAATCTAGTAGCTTGTCCAGCCGTAGTACTTAGCAGTGTGGCTATATTACTGCTATTACCACCGACAGTACTACTAAGCGTAGTAACATCGGATGCGGTATTAGTAGTGGTAATCTGTAGATTTGTGATATTGGATTTGTTAGCCCCATTATCTGTCTCTAAATTGGTTAATCTAGTAGCTTGCCCAGCTGTAGTACTAAGCAATGTGGTTATATTGCTACTATTCGTACCAACAGTGGTATTCAGATTAGTAATACTGGCGGCCTGATCTGCATTCGTAGTCAAGATGCCAGTGATACTGCTAGAATGGCTACCAACAGTGGTATTCAGATTAGTAATACTAGTATTCTGGTTAGCGTCAGATGTTTGCAGACTAGTGATAGCATTAGATGGAAGGCCTCCGGGCATACCCACATTCAATAAGGCCTGCTGAGTATAAGTAGCAGCATCTACCTTAGCTGTGTTAACTCTCTGATTAACGGAACCTGTAGCGTTGTTGTCAACTAGGTCAATCCTAGCACCAAGACCTACCCACAGCTGGTCTTCCCTAATAGCGCCAGTTAGCACAGTAAGCATTTGGTTTACCGTGGGTTCAATCAATACGCTAACAACATTACTTGGTGGACTTTCCTTCTTACGAGAGCTAACGTTCACCGCCCAGAAGTAGAAAGTGCCATTTCCTGATACCGCTATCCGTTTACTATCACCATAAGAGCTATCTACAAATTTAGCAGCTGCAAAACTGTTTGTGCTAGCTTGAAATATCTTGGTAAACGAGTGATCATCATACGTAGATCCATCTAACCGAGTACTGGGTATCGTCCATTTTAGGTTAACAACGTTCACTTCATCATAATTGCTCTGCTTCATTAGATTAGCAGGGGCGGGTGGTGTTTTACCTGCCACAATCACAATTGCGCTTGTGTCGCTAGTAGTTACGAGTACCGATAACAAAGTGGGGCTGTACGATCTAACACCAAATATACCGCTCTTATTACCAAATCCGGATAGTACAAACGGACCCTTACTGGCTCTGCCTATCTCATTGAAGACAGGCCTACCGCTTTCATCCATATCATCGGATTCGTGGAAGTATAGAATATACCCATTTATTCGTGTGTCACTGCTATTCAGCCAGGAAAGCTTACCATCCAGGGCATCGGCGGATGTTGGCGCGGTGTATGTGAAGTTGGTAGGCGGTGGTAGCCCATAGAAACCAATAGGTAATGGAGAACCTGCATCCGCATCATCCACATTCCAAGCCAGCTGGGAAGAATCGAATCTTATCCCGGAGATCTCAGCTACTCCGCCATCTTTTAACTGTATCTCGTTAACCTTAAAATAGAAATCGCTAGTTATTGCTAACGATTCACTTTCGAGCTTAATTATATCGCCAGGCTCGTAGAACCTATCCCGCAGGACTATGTCTAGCTTAATTGATGCTGCGGTTCTGCTAGTCCTGACAGTTTCCTCGGCCTTAGCTAGAGCGTGGTAGTAGTCTGTGATACCATCCACGAATATATCTTGCTCTAGCTCTAGACCACTATCCTCTGTGTCCTTATACTGCAGGTAGACAGCATTTGTCTCTTCCTTAAGGAGGTAGCTAGAAAAGGCTTCGCTACGCGTACTCCAAAGCAGGGTGCTATCCGCTAGATTAGTAAGAGTTGCGGCTACACCAAAAATACCACCATCATTAGTACCTGTAATGGTTATTTTAAACGGCACATCCTTGGTTAGACTGACTGACAATGTGCTCAATGCCATGTTGTCACTAGTTAACGAGCCAAAAGCGCCGTTAGATAACGCTAAAGTTGCGTGGTTGTCTGCTGCTAATTTGAAAGTGTAGCTACCAGTCAGCTTAGGCATGACATGGTACACTAGGGTAGTTGTGGTCTGCGATCCATTCCAAACAGCGTAATCATTTAGAAACTCGTAGTTACTTGTAGTTTCTGTCCAACCAGACCGGTTAGCATAGAAAGTACCACCAATCCCCTTAAAGTATTTCCCTGAAGTTTTAGGTGGCCAGCTTGCGGAGTCCTCCTTAAATCCCTCGCACTCATTATGGAATTTAATATTGCAGAAGTTGAGTCTCTCACTGGCGCCAGGCCATGTTAGAGAGATAGTGCTGTTAACAATATCATCATCTGTAATTGTACCGGCTAACTGTATCGCGCTGTTAGAAGCTGGATACTGAAGGATGAGCTTATACTTACCCCCGGACCATACCAGTCTAGCATCACCCATTGTAGCGAGTATCGACTCCACATTATCCCTAAGGGATTTGGTGGAATTGATAATTAAGTTACACTCGTAAAGCGGTACATCACGGCTGGTTATAGTAGAGGTACCATCTGTATTTTGATAGAGCTTACCACCGACAGGGTAGTTGCCGACTGTTGTTTCGCATACGAGGGCAGATTTGTAGAAGGACTCTAGATCAATATCCCCAGCAGGGAGGCCCCTACCTACAGTTGGATCCATTAGGTAATCCAGTAGACAATATGCTGGATTGTTAGAGTACACTCGGCTACCTGACAACTGGTAGGTGCTGGTCACAGTGTGCACTTTTCTGCCTAGGATTGAGAACTGTTGCGTAGGTACCCCATTAAATACCTTATCGCCATCTCTATCCATTCTGAATATAGAGGACGCGTAGGCTACCCCCGTAAACACGGAGTTAGCCCTGCTACCGAAATTCTTAGAGATAATAGAATCTGCTGTCGGAGTATCGCCATAGTGCACACTTATTAGAGCAGCGGCCTTCAGCTGAAGATCCATTCTACTAGCCAACTCTGCGCCAGTGGGATAGGTACCTAGTAGCGGATTATCAATATACAGGCCTTCGTTGATAACAACATCCCGAACCTCTTGAATAGGGCCTAGACACAACGCTTGTTGGAAATAAAGAAATTCGTTCTTTGTCCCAGATAGGTCTCGGTCTAGGAATGTGGATTGTGTACCGCTGTAGTCTACAGTTACATCCGTCCAATCCCCCGCATCTCCACCAGAGTAAACCTTAGAGGTGTAGCTTCCACCTGGCTGAGCATCCGCTCCAGCTTTAAAAGTCTTCTGCCCATTCGGAGCTGTATATGAAAATGAGCTACCAGTTGAGTGCCATACCCGATTACCGCCCACAAGAGCCTTACCATAAACAAGAGGGATTGTAGTTACTGAACCCTCCGTCGGGAATTCAAAACCCTTGCGGGCTTCATCTGCCGCTTTCTGTCTATCCTCTGCTGCGTTCTTCGCTTTTCTTGACTGATCTTGTTGATACATTGTGGACGCTGCTACAAATGCAACATACGCCCAATTAACTGCTAATTCCATTATGCTTTCCCCCATCTAGCGATTATTGGACCAGACCCTAAATAAACCTGATCAAAGGAGGAGTCGTCTGGATTCTTTTGCCGCATGAAATCGCTACTGCTGTAAAACGCTTTATTCATATCGAGGCTACCCATCGGGCTAGTAAACTGAAGTTTAATCAGAGATGAGCCTATGGGGGAGGCATCTATCTCGCTGGCCACTCCTCCCACAGTACCGCCGTAAGCAGTAATCATATCAGCTAGATCGGTTACTAGCAGACCCGTCGTGTTATCTACGAAGGCTACTCTTACTGTTACTTTCCTGCCGATTATACCATCATTGATATACTGCCTGAAAGAAAATTCAGGATCAGATAGCACAACATTGTACAGTTCCCTGTCCACTGTCGCGGATAACCTAGCGGGATCCATACTTACTATTTGAGTATTTTTACCGTAGAAATCCCCATTACTTAGCGTATAATCTGAGCTACTCGAATTCATTAGGAAGAAGTTACCTATATTTAGAAAATACACGGCCTCCTGCAAATTATCTTGTAGCATGGTAGCTAGCCTATCACTGATCTTTACCATATTATTCCTCTATAAAGGTAACGCTACCTTGGTCCATAAGTATACCATCTTGGTAGCTCATACCCTGGATATTACTACTATCATATCTAAACTTGCCAAGCACTCTATCCCTGTAAGATAGGTCTCCGCTGACGTCTGCTAGCAAATTCGGGAATACCCCAACAACACCGTAGCCAGTGGTATCGGCTGTAGTCATGTATACTTTACTATGAGCGCCTATCCTAATAAACGTTCCCTTCGGTATTAGCCCAGTCACACCCGCAATATTTATTTGGCTACTCCCCTTACTGCCGCTAGCCGTTACCAGCGGGGCGGAAGCTGCCCTACGCCTGATGACCCCATAGTTTTGGGGCATTGTTAATTCAAAAACAGTCGAGAACCCATTCACCACTGAATGAACAAATAGCTCCTCTGCGGAGGTAGAGAGTGGCTCAAGGTTAGTTTTTATTTCCCAACGCTGAGCCCCTCTGCTTACTATAGTTCTTTTCAATGAGAGGGTATCTGAACTAAATACGGGACGATTACTAGTTACGCTCATTGGAACGACAAATCTAGCAATCACTTCCCCATTCTCATAGATACCATAAGACATTTATTACCTGTAACCTTTCTCTCTATTATGGAGGTTTACACCTTCAGCTATAGAAGGTAACATTTTACTAATTTCAGACTTGGTCTGTCTGGAGATGTCCCCAGTTATATTTACATTTATCACTTGGTGCCTGTTGTTAGTCACTCCTACGCTCTCCGACATACCTAGCGAGGTAGCTGGCGCAATCGAGTACAAGGATGGGCTAACTAACCCGCCATCAGCAAACTTCGGCATGGTACCACTATTGATAGATTCTAGTAGTTTACCGTATTTAGCGGTGGATCTAGCGTTGACAACATACTCACCATTGCTCAGCATCGTGGGTATGCTATCAGAAACGGCAGAACCCGGTCCGCTGATATAGCCGCCACTAGCCGCAAACAGAGTTGCGATTTCGCCTAAGCCTCCACCACTGAACAAGCCAGACATATCGGGCAGGCTATCCATTAGGGAGCTACCGAGATCACTTAACACACCACTGAGGCTATCCATCAAACCCTTGAGCATATCCCCAACAACTTTATTCAGCTGATCCATGGCGGGCTTAGCAAATTTATCAAGCAAGCTCTTAGGATTAGCGAGATCCCTCAAACCGACAGAGGGTGTCTGACCCCTGTCCATTCGTGAGAAGTCACCTGTGGTTGTTTCCCCAGGAGCAGAAGACATGCCGCTCCATTGAACCCATAATGCGGAAGACTCCGTACTACCGTCTACTTTACCGAAGAGAGTATCCGTGAAAGCGTTGATCGAGTCCTTGAAGAGGAAGTCATTGATTCTCGCAGATGCAGCATCCAGGATCGAGCTGGACACACTCATCAGAAGTTCCTTAGAGGATCCCTCCTTACCAGTGAGCACGCCCTTAATGAAGTTGGTGCTGGCAGTGTTCATACTCTCCCTAAAGGAGGACACCATACTCACAAACTTATCGACTGACTTAAGGAACTCGGAAGAACGCTTCATATCCCCGGCTGCACGCATGGCTTCAGTGGAGCCTGGAGCTGACTTATTCAAATCAAACTCCGCGATGACAAATGACTTAGCGGCGTCCTTGATGTTCTGGAGTATATTTCCACCAAGCATCGAGGTAACTACTGGATCAAGATGCAACCCAGCTTTGGTAAGCCTTTCCTGCAGTGCAGACACAGTGTTATCCGCATCAAGCAGTAAGCTGGTACGGTCAATCTCGATCTTTACCTTATCCTTCTCATTAAACATCTGCTTAAGCCGAGCGAGTTCCTCCGGAGAGATTACACCCTTCTTCCGCTTATCCAACAGTAAGTTGTATTCCTCCAGTGAGCCCATAAGAGACTGCAGGGAGGCCTCAGTAGTCTTGTATATATCAGACATTACCAGTAGTTTCTCTGGGATATCCACCTGCATGTTCAGAGCCTTAGCAAGAACAGCAACGGACCCCTCAACCTGGGTAGCATACTGCCGAGTCAGGATCAGCATGCCCTTAGCTCTACGTTCGTAGTCTTCCTCTGATTTCAGGGAATTATTAAACGTGGTCTCAATAGCCTTGAAGCTAGAGTAGATTGCCTCGACAGACTGCTTACCCTCATTGGTAAAGTTAGCGAAATCGAGTTGTGTCAGGGAGATGCCCAGGCCCTTACTCAGACTTTCAATCTTAGCCATCATTGGCAGAGCGTTGTCCAGTATCGACGATGTGATCTCATCTTCTGACTTAATTTTAGCAGACAACACAGAGGCCTGAATGATATTCTCAGGGCCTTTCAGTAGGTCAAGCTGTTTCTTGAGAGTAGCAACCAAGCTACCTCTCGATACCAACTTAGCCTTTAGGGAGTCATCAAAAGTTCGGAAATCCTCAATCTTCAGGTCTGTAACACCGCTGAACATCTTCCCAAACAGTTGAGTCGATTGAGTGGTATCCTTAGCCGTGAGAGAATTTATCTCCTCCTGGATTTTGGATAGCTTCTTCTGGTTATTTACCGCATCCTTACCCGCCTTGACTAGTGAGTTGAGTCTTAATGATTCAGCAATCTTCTTGTCAATATTAGCGCGCGTGGATGGCTTGACCTGGGCAAACGTGTCCCACGAAAGCGACAATCCGGCTAGCTGTATCTTCTTGTTAAATGCCTCCACGAAGTCCATTATCTGAAGACCCTCAGATGCCTTACTGATAGCGTAGTTAGTTGAAGCAACTAGCCCCGCTGCCCACTTAGCCGCCGCCTCGTGTGTGAAGGCATTCTTCGGCAGGATACCGTCCATCACTGCCTTGGATGTCTCCTCAGGTGTAACGTTGCTATTAAGCAGCTTGTGAGCATATGCTAGCGCATCTTGCCTACCCTTGAGCTTCTCCCGGAATCCACTGCTAAATCTAGCGAGATCCACTGGATTTGCTTGCACACCGGAGTTAGACAAGCTGGAAGACAGGTCGGCGGTGGGCGAGAACTTTACTGAGTTTAGCTTGCGCTGCAACTGTTCAGTTTGCTGATTCCACTCCTCGAACGCTTGTCTCACCTCCTCCTTGTTGGCACCTTTAGCCAACCCTAATTTAACCTTATCAGCTTGCGTACCCAGCATATCTAGCTGGGTGTTTAGCGAGGCGATATCACCAAATCGAACAATATCAGATACCTTAATGTCTACCCCGGATCTCTTGATCTTGTTCTCCATTGACTGGTATAGGGGCTCAATCTTGATATCTTCCACCTGGGTCTTGAGAGAGCTGACCAGCTGATTCTTCTCAATGATCAACTCTACGCGTATCTCCGGAGTCCTGGCGTTAGCGATGGCCTTATCGACTTCCTCAAGCTGAGCAAGAGTAAGGTCAAATACCATCTTGTTGTCTTGCGTAATAGCAAGAGCTGTGTTGGACACATCCACACCATACTTAGACAACGATTTACTGAAGCCGTCAACCAGATCGGTCGTATTCTTAATGTCAGACTTCATTGTCGCGTTATCAATTACACGAGCGACCGTATCAAAGTACTCCTTGCTAGCAGCTTCTTGCGCCTTAGTGGCTTCAGCCAACTGCTTAGAGTTGACACTAAACACCATGCTGCCCTTGACATCACGAACTCTTTCAACCGCATTAGCGAATTTACCAGAAGCATTAGCCAGCTGTTTAGCCTCCTCTGCGGAGATAAAATCCTTCAGATCACGCAAGCTAGCCTGGGACGCTGACACCTTATCGATGTACGGATTAGCCTTAGGCTTAGGTATGAGGTTCTTGGCTTTCTGGATAGCCTTATCAATACCGTCGGATAACCATTTGACGCTATCCTTTACACCTTTCATCAGCTCATTAGAGAAGCTAACAGCTGCTCCGGTAACATCGTCATATGCTACCTTAATCAAGCTAGTAACCGGGCCGAAGATGTTGGAAAGCACTCCGCCAATTAGGTCAAATACACCACCAGTAATACTGAACACGCCTCTGATAACCGAATTTAGTGTGTCCTTCATTACCTGATTGAACGACAGGCTCGTAGTACCTAGCACAGCGGCAAGCTTATCACCTGCTACATCGATACCGCTAAAAGACACTTTATCTAGCTGCTTCTCAAGCATGCGAACTGCAGTCTTTTGCGATTCAATCTGCACTTGAGATAGTGCACCTCCCTCGCGGATCACCTCGTTATTGTCACGTAGTATCTTATTTAGGTTCTCTGTGAATTTGGTTAAACGCTCTGTATCCTTCTCCGACAGCTTGGAGGTGTCGATAGACTCAATCTTATTACGGATAGCCGCAGTTGGGTCATTTGCTGATTTATCATCTACCAGAATACTATAGTCAAGCGTCTTCAGCAAACCACTTTGTACCTTCGACAATCCACTTGAATAGACCCCAAAGAACTTTAGCAGCCCATCCGTAGCATTCTGCAGCTTCTCCGTGAAGGTATCACCCTCACCGAATATAGCAACTAGGGTAAGACCAACCAAGGCTGCTACCAAGCTACCTACTGCAGCTGCTGTATTGAGGATATACAGAGCCAATCGAGCTATTAAACCACCACGTATGGAGGCAATAACACGGAGTATCGCGTCGATAACAAAGACAATACCCTTCCAGACGAATGCGATGGCATCAAATATGAAAACAATTGTATTTACTATGTAGCCAAATACAGAGACCAGGAACGAAGCCACCTTACCAGTATATATTGCTACCGTTGTCGTTATTGACACTACGCCAGACACTATACTTCCAATGGCTTTCCCTACTCGAACCATGTAGTCACCAATTGACTTGATCGATCCGCTCAGCATCCCAAAAGCTCCGGTTGTGGCTAGTAGGGATACTAGCGAGATGATCTCTAGTATGTTTTCCTTGACCAGTGTCAACGCAGCATTTATTGGGTCAACGTTGACTCCATTGAATGCGTTGCTTATCTGATCTGTCGCAGCATTTGCACTACTAGAGAATACCGCTAGTATGGCAAGAACGGACGCAATAATACCGGCCTTACCAGCCTTACCCATCACACCGGCCTCCGCTAAGCCCTCCTTGGCCTTCATTTCAGCGGTATTCTGAGCGATTTTATCCTTCAAGCTGTCTACCATCTCCTTAGCATTATCCACAATAGGGACTTCTATCTTTGGAGCAACCACCTTACCCTTGACCGCCTCAACTGCGTCGCGGATCTTTTGCATTGTGGAGCGAGTACCTGCGACTGTCTTAGCACCTGTTTTAGCTGCATTCTCCTCAACTGGCTTTAATGGATCCCACTTAGGGTCGATAGTCGGGAATGGTGATTTGGATACGATCTCAGATGTTCCCCTGATAAAATCCTTGAAGCTGATTTTACCATCGGTGTATGCCTTGCGGTTCTCGATGTCTACCACATTCTTGATGACATCTAATGTAGACTTAGTGGCTGATTTAACCTTCGCGCCAATACCTGACATTCCCTCTGTACCACCAAAGAACTTAGCCAGGAACCCGGATACAGCACTCGTGTTAGCAATCGCAGAGGCAACAGCAGCCGCCTTTATAGCTACACTTTTGACAGTATTGATAATCAAAGCACCTGCTACGTCCTTACCGATAAACGCGGTTAGCAGTAGGGGAACGGCTACAAAAGCGCCAGCAAACACATCTAGTTGGCCGGTTATTACCCCGATCACAGCGGCTGCCCCCAGGGAAAGCAGTTTGAAGTCCACATTAGCTAAGGCCCCGCCTATACCGCTAACAGACTCCGTGACTCCCTTGATAGTGGATGCGGTCTTCTTAGCTACGCTACCTAGCTGCTTGACGTATTCTACAAGAGCGAATGACCCCATACCAAATAAAGCTGATGCGAGAACTCCACTGTTTCCAATAGAGACGATGTTCAGCAGCATGTTCACTAGTGAGCTGAATGGGCCAAGTGAGTTAATTAGCTCTTCACCGAAACCCCTGAGGAAGCCAGTGACTGCCCTAAACAACGATGGTAGTTCGGAAATAGCGGATCTGATGGCTTGCACCAGCACTCTACCAAACACCGCACCAACCTCTTCGAAGATATTGATACCTATTTTGTCAACTGTGAGTGAGTTGAGCATCGTAGCAGCCATCAGCAGTATTTTTGCCCCGGCCAGGAATGCCATTTTGGATATACCTGCAGACGAGAATGCCGTGATAATGATAGCCACGATAGCGGCACCTATCTGAACACCTACAGACTTGAACTGCTTGAGCAAATCCTCAGAGCTAAAATTGGCGAGCTTAGCTTTAAAGCTGAGGTATACCGAGGATACCTGCGCTGACAAATACTCTAACGATTTCTTAGTAGACTCTACGATCTTCTCTTTCAGCGAGGTTGTGTCTACCCCTTTGGCTTTTAGCTTCAGGTTTATATAGTGAACAACCCCATCATCCTTGATTTTGACATTACGGAGCATGTCGGATGATACTGACACAACATCGTTGAACAAGGCTGGAACTACCGTAGCTGCGTTCTTAAATACGCGCTTCACACTGTCCACAAAACCAACAACTTTTGGCAGCACGACTGAGCTTAGCTTGTTGGTCCAGCGGTCAATACCCTCAATCAGGTCAGGGTAAGTCGAGTGACCAACAACCTCATCATACAAATTGAAGAACAACTTGGCCGCTCTACGGCAGAAGCTAGTAATCTTCTCTAGTGGGGATTCCAGCGGGTCAGTGGCTTTATCGATCTTCTGGATCAGAGCATCCCAAGTCTTTACCACAAATTTTGATATCGAAGATACAGCTTCAATCACGATAGATCTGAGATTTGTGAATGAGGTAGCGATAGCCTCACCGAAGTCAGACTTCTTGATCTTTGGAAATATATCTGCAGACAGCTCCTTGATCTGCTCTACCCAGCGCTTAACCACCTGGTATGTCTGTGGAAATGCCTTCCCAATCTTAGAGAGTAGTTCGGACAGAACTGGCGCTGCCTTCTCATAGAAATTGACTAGCGCTTCTTGCAGAGACTCCATACTTGCAGTAGCTACCTTACCGAATTCACGCATGTAGCCACTAGCGGATACCGCAAACACATGGAGTTTAGTCAGCACCTCCTTAAAGGGGACAGCAAGCAGATGCCATGTAGCCAGTGCGACAGATTCTGACAGCATGCGGAACAAGTCAGACAGCTTGTCGAAGC